AGACGCTCTTATAAGTTCCGCTAGCGATGCTACATCTCTATTCTCTGGCGCAGAAGAAATGTAATCTCTTACATTTTCTACCATATCTATCGAACTGTTAACTAGTGAGCTCGTCTTATTAAGAATAAACTCTTCAAGCTTTTCGGCATCAAAATTTTCTGGAGCTTTTTCAATCTCTGTAGTAGCGTTTTTATGATTTTTAATTTGTGATAAAATATCATCAACAGCATCATCTATTTCACTCATATACATATTTAATCTACTAGTTGACTTTTTGCAAATATATGCTATTATATGTATATATGGAATTAAGATTTGAGAAAACAAATAGTAATGCAGTACTGCCTGGTAAGAATCATGATAACGATACTGGGCTAGATGTAACGTCAGTTGTTGATGTAACAATCCCTGCAAAAGGCTCAGCAGTTGTAGATGTAGGACTTAAATTTAGCTTTATCGAGCCTGGATTTTGGGTTAAGATCGAAGGTAGATCTGGACTTGGGTTCAAGCATGGTATTATGCCTCATCCTGGTATTATTGATGAAGGTTATCGTGGGGATGCAGGCGTAAAGCTTTATAACTTAACTGATAAAGATTACGAGGTTAAGGTTGGTGATAGAATTGCACAGTTTGTTGTATATAGTAACCACCCTGTTAATGTAACAGAAGGAACAGTCGTACAATCAGATAGAGGTGATAAGGGATTTGGATCCTCCGGTAAATAAAGAGATATGGCAACAACGAGAAAAACGAAGGTAACAGAGCGTAAGGTAGGTAAGACTAAGATTAGAAAGACTGTTACAGTGTCTGTAAGTAAACCTGATAAGAAGCGTAAAAAACGAAAATGATTGAATTTGATAAAATATGGTGTGAAAAATATAGGCCGACGAAGCTTGCTAATCTTATCTTAGATGAGCAGTCTCTTGGTATTGTTAGTCAGTTTAAGGATGAGATTCCTAACCTATTATTCACTGGTAATCCAGGTACTGGTAAGACGACTTTAGCTAGGATTATAGTTAATGATATCTTAGGCTGTAACTACCTATACATTAATGCATCGGATGAATCAGGTGTTGATACTATTAGACATAATATCACTAACTTTGCTCAGACCAAGTCATTCGACGGGGGTATTAAAGTAGTAATACTAGATGAGGCTGACGGTCTAACGCCTCAGGCACAGGGAGCATTGCGTAACACTATGGAGACGTACGCTAAGTACTGTCGCTTTATTCTTACTGCTAACTATAAGCATAAGATCATTCCAGCTCTGCAATCTAGGTGTCAATCACTTGATCTTAAACCTGTAATTGATCAGGCTGTTAAGAGGTGTTATACTATTCTACAAGAAGAAAATGTAACTATCTCTGACGAGCAAAAGAAGGCGTTTGTTATGCTTGTTAAGAGGTACTTCCCTGACTTACGCAAGACTATTAACGAGCTTCAGAAGAGTGTAATAGGCGGTGAACTATGTATCAATAATACACAGTCAGATGAAGCATTACTTAAGACTATCCTCGAGAAGGTAACAACAAAGAATACACTAGAGTTAAGAAAGCATTTAATTGAAAATGAAGATAGGTTTCAAGGTGACTATGATACTTTAATGGCAAACTTCCTCGATTATCTCTATGAGCAACCGATAAATGGTATTAAAAAGAAAGAGATGATCGCTGTAATAGCAGATCATCTCTATAAGTCTAACTTCGTTTTAGATCGCGAAATTAACTGTTTTGCTTGTTGGATTAATCTCGAGAAGATTAATTAGGATTAATCTCGAGAAGATTAATTAGCCTTTCAAACCATTCAGGTAATCCTTAGTATAGGAATTAACTTCCATCGATGGTGTAGCAGCTGTTGATGGAATTTCTGTGTTTTGTGTAGGAAGCTTGGCTTGTGTTTGACTAAGCTCACCATTACCAGTATCTGACTTATTAGAGAGGTTCTCTTCATCCTCAGTTACCTCTTCAGGCTTAATATTAACTTTATCCTTACGATACAGACTATCTGGTATCGGATCGAGTCCTGGGTAGGCAGACTCACCTGGTTGACCTAAGCAACAAGGAATAGAGCATCGATGTGTAACTCTACCACCTGTATTATCAAGTGCAATATTAAGTACTGGTAATAGAGATCCACCATCTGCGTTTGCAGGGTATCTCTGTGGTGACTCATCCTTAATACCTACAACACGAATCAATAAACCCGACTCAATCATCTCGTCAAGCATATCTTTAACGTTTTGACCTAAAGATTTATACTCATCATGACTCTTAAAATTATCATCAAACTCAAAAATGTCACCTACTAAAAAACCACCTCGTTCAAACCTCTTCATATAGGATTCAAGTAGTGGAATAAATTTCTTTTGTTTAGCCATAACATTATTTATGGGGCGCAGTTTATAAATACAGCTAAAGTTATGAATAATATCGTGTTATAACATGTAGTATAACATTAAGTGATTAGACTTTTTCAAAAAATACGAACATCCACCCTGTTTAAAGCGAGGTTGCTTGATTAAATAAACTTGTGATTAAGTTAGATATACTAAAGCAGCCCGATTCTGAAGAGCGTGCTCTAGAAAAGGGGTATCTTTATAAGGACTTAAAAATGGACTTAGAATTCTCACGCTACATACGTGAGGAGTTATATGCAGAATCAGAGCCTAGAGATCTTAACGAGTTATTAAATGAGCAGGCAGTATTTAACTCAGTAAAAAATATACTTTCAACTTCTCCCGGTCAAAAGCTGCTTAATCCCACGTTTGGGTTAGACCTACGTGATTACCTATTTGAGCCTATATCTTCTCGAGTAGCATTTTTTATTGCGCAAGATATATACTTTAATCTAGGTAGGCAAGAACCACGTATAACTGTTAATGGTATTGAGATCACCACCGATGAAGATAATAATGAATACAATGTTGATATTTACTTTTCTGTTCCAACCTTGGATGTTTACGGGCTAAACCTAAAAGGTTCATTAAATAAAGATGGATACGTACTAATATGAGTTTACAAAATTATACAGACTTTAAATTACCGAAGGACGCTTATTTAAGCTTCGATGCAAATTCTTTAAAAGAATTAATTATCGAGAGGTTAAATGAGAACGAAGTTTTCACAGATCAAAACTTTGAAGGTTCAAACTTTAACGCGTTTATCGATGTTGTATCGTATATGTATCATGTTTTGTTGTTTTATCTAAACACTACATCTAATGAAGGTACATTTACCACAGCTACAATTTACGAAAATATTAATAAAATTGTATCTAACCTAGGCTACAAGCCTCTTGGAGATCAGACAAGTATTCTTAATATCAGTCTAGAAGCTACTGGTCTAAACTCAGGTGTTTATACTATTCCAAAGTTTTCTCTTCTTAATGTCGGTAGTATAACATACCACACCTTACAAGATATTCTATTTGAAAAGACAAATGGAGCAGCTCGTGAAACCTTAGAGATTAGTAACGATATTTTATATCAAGGCTCCATAAAAGAAGCCACCTTTACAGCATCTGGTGAAGAATACGAAACATTTACTTTAATTGATGCTTATACATCTCCACAAATAAAGACTAAAGTTACCGACGCAGCAAATAATTTTATTGCAGATAACTCTTTTGTACTTTATGTGCGAGATAGTGTAACTGGTGAATGGTCACTATGGGAAGAAACAACCTCTCTATTTACTTCTGAGCCGTTTAATTCGTGTTATGAAAAGCGTTTTAACCATGATGGTAATTATGAGTTTAAATTCGGTGATGGTAACAATGGCCGCTCTCTTAAAGCTGGAGATACTGCAGTAATCTTTTATCTTGTCTCTGATGGTGAGGCAGGTATTATTGGTAAGACAGCTATTAACGGTAAGAACTTTAATTTATATTCTTCAACGCTATTTGATCAAATAAAGAGTCAACTATATACTAATATAGACGAATCTTCTCTTATCGTACCGGCGGATCTACCATTAATTAGTACTTCTAATCAATATGCTTCAACACCAATAAGGTCAGCTGAGACGGTTGATGAGATAAAGAAGAACGCGCCTAAGATGTTTTCTGCTCAGGACAGGTTAGTAAGTAAACAGGATTACGAAAATCTTATTAATAGAGAGTTTAATAATGTAACAAGACCTGTAAAGGTACTATCAAATGATGAGTATACATCACAAGTCTTGTTTTACTATAATAAGATCGGACTATCACAAGGTATAGATGATTCTAGAACCTTGTTAGCACAAGTTAATTTTTCTACATCAACTAACTTTAATAATATATATGTATATACTGTTCGGACAAACGAGATGGTTATTGATGAGAGACTACCAAACTATCTAAACGAAGGGCAAAAGCGTTTAATTATCGATTATTGCAATGATAAAAAAGACATCACACATAATGTCGTCATATCAGATCCTATTTTTAAAGCTTTTAGCTTCGGTGTAGGTGAGATTACCGATACAAATACCATAGATGATATAGTGAGAAACACCTTTTTACGTATTGATGTGGATAGAAATGTGGCAATAAGTGATGCCGGTGTACGCTCCAAGATAGCAGCTATATTTAAAGCAGCATTTATAAATTTAAATCTAGGTGATCTAGTAGATATTGCACAAATAACACGTGATATTCTTAATATTGATGGCGTGGAGGGTATTGAGACTGTTAATGGTAATAATGTTACACCTAACCTTAGTTTCGTTATATGGAATCCGGATTATAGGACACAAGATAGTGTAATACTCACCAGAGATTATAAGCTTCAAAACTTCGAGTATGGATACTACTACGGTATATCTGATATACCTACAAATATTGATATACGGAGAATTTAATTATGGATCAAGATGATTTGACAGGTAATACAGAGACCGAGTTTTTCTTTTATTACACAGTATTAGATGCAACAGGTAATGAGACGCTTTCTAGTTATACACTCGATGCAACACCTTTAACTTTTATACCAGAAAAAAGTGAAGAATGGCCGGGTGAATATTCTAATAAGCGCATTGTTTGGGATTTCGGTGATGGTACACGTACCGAGACTGTTACTGGTAGTCATGTTTATAAAACACCGGGTAAATATAGAATTCGTAGTTATGTATATAATAACAGCGGTGTAAGCTTTCGCAACTCTAGATCTGTTCTCGTAGAAATTAAAGATATAATAGAGGATAGAGTTCTTATCGATATAGATAGATCGCAATGTGGTATTGAGCACCTTACGAGTGAAATCACAAACCCTATTAACGTAACTCAGTTTAACTCAAGTAGATCGTTTAATGCGGGTGGTCACTTACCACCTGTAGTTACATATATTGAACCTAAGAGCTTTACGACAGATTACGGTTATTTTTCTACTAATTTAAATACAGCTACTTACGGACATCTTATACCAACTTATAAATTTGTGCAGGATATAGGTGGCGTGGAAACAATACCAATTAGTTCTATTCAAGTCACAGAATATGACAGTATATATGCGTATATATCCGGAGGACAGGTTCTAACAACAACGAGTCAAAAAGAAGGGTCAGAGTTTGCTGGTGTATCGAGCAGTAATAACGTCTATTTTGTTAGCGATATACCAGGCTTATATAACTTACTGTTTGGCTTTGAGCAAGGATCTATATTTAAACATATTAATACCACTACCTACGGTACATC